TGGTTGCTGATTGTACAACAGCTTAAATAATATTTTTAAGGGCGGCATATGTCGCCCTTAATTTTACGAGGAGAAAAAGATGCAAAAAAGACTTTTTGATAGTGACCCTTTAACTGGAATTAAAAAATATTGGCACGTAAAATCTAATGGAGAGTTTGTGGTTGAAACCACGCAAGACGTATCTAGTGTGGTTGAATATAACAAAAGAAATTACAATGAACGCCCCGGTAAATTTGGTGAACTTTCAAAAGTTGCTTCCATTCCGCTTTCAGTATACTATGATCTAAAGAGAAAAGGCATTGCTGACGATCCGGTAGCTTTAAAGAAATGGATGAACGATAGTAACAACAGAGTTTTTAGAACTAGGAGTGGACGATTGTGAGTTTAACAACGTATACAGAATTAAAAGCTTCAATTGCTGATTGGCTTCTTAGAGATGATTTAACAGCAGTTATTCCAGATTTTATTGCACTTGCCGAGGCTCAAATGAACCGACAAATTCGCGACCACCGAATGGTTAAGCGATCTGATGCAAGTCTTACAACAGCTTACACAACTTTTCCGTCTGATTGGCAGGAAACTATTAGATTTCAGTTGAGCACATCTCCAATTGTTGTTTTGGAGTTCTTAACGCCCAACCAGGCTAGTGACGCTGTAAGTCGTTTTTCTTCTGCTGGTAAACCAATTTATTTTTCTACTATTGGAGAAAGCGTAGAGTTAATACCCAGCCCGGATAGTACTTACACAACTGAGCTTACATATTATGGTAAAATACCAGAATTATCCGCAACTAACGCATCAAACTGGCTTTTAACAGATGCACCTGATTTATATTTGTATGGCTCTCTATTACAAGCAGCTCCATATTTAAATGAAGATACCAGAATTGGTACATGGCAATCTCTATATTCTAAAGGAGTTGAAGAAATGAAAATTATGGATCAAAGAGCACGTATTGGATCATCTAGTATCCGTATGCGTCCTTCGGCTATGGCTTAATTATGAGCAAAGCTAGAATAGAACAAATTGAAATTACGTTAAGTAAGCACGATGAATCAATCCAAACAGCTATTAATAGTTTAAATTCTATACATGCAACTTTACAACAGATAAAATGGTTTGCAGTGGGCGGAGTAGCAGTAATTATTGCAAGCCAATTTGGGTTGTTAGAAATTTTAAATTTAATGAAATTTTAACAAAGGAAAGAATTATGAAAAAAGGTGGAAAGAAAAAGGGCGGAAAGAAAAAAGGTTACTAGAAAGGATAATACTATGGAATATATAAAAAATCGTTTAAAAGAGCCATCCACCTGGGGTGCTGCTGGAATCATTCTAATTGGGTGCGGCGTGCTTTTTGCTGGAGAACTTATATTCGTGGGCCTTGGCTGCGGCGTTCTTGGGATGATAATGAAAGACGAGAAGTAAATTTCGTTATGCCTAGAAACAGAATTTACTGGAAAACACTTCCTATTTTAGTTGTGTTTTTTTTGTTATTAGTAATGATGTCTAGTTGTAGTACAATAAGTTGCAAAGTTCTTTCTTTGAATAACATTTGTTCATGGGGGGCGGTAGATGAGAGTTAAGAAAAAAACTGTTTTAATATGCTTTCTTATAGCCTTTATTATGGTTGGTTATTTGTTTTTTGCGGCTATAACACAAGCCGCAGATAGTAACACGGTTTCCTCGACTGTTATAGATAAGTCTGTGGGAACGGCAAGTGCGCCAGGAATAAACATCAACCAGAATGATTCTTGCGGTACGGCTAACTCCATAGCAATACAATCTCAGATCCTCGGCATTGCTAGAGGTAAGGCTATAATTGATTTGAATTGTGAGCGCATTAAATTAGCTAGGGTTCTAGGGCAAAGCGGTTTGCGCGTGGCATCAGTTTCTGTGCTATGTGGTGATCCATCTGGCCGTGTATTTGACGCTATGTGGAGGGCAGGAACGACCTGTCCATTTGGTTCTCTGTTAGATCAGGGCTTGATTGGCGAAGAGGCTAAAGTCATGTGGACAAAGAACCCAACCATGATTCCCGAAGGTAGCCACTTTCGGAAAATGATTGAAACAGCCAATGTAGTAAAGGCCGAAAAGAAAAAAGCAGATGCAAAAATTAAAAAGAAAAAGTTAAAAGAAAAGAAAGTAACCAAGGATGAGACATCAACCAGTAAGAAGGGTGGCTTGCTTCTTAGCATTGTTACTATACTGCTCATCCTCTAAAGCAGATATAAACTGTGCCACAGATGTAGTCGGCCTATGTACTCCAGACATATCTTATACCATTACCGAGACAGTAACCGAAGAGAGTTATTCTGAGGGCGATGGAATTACAACGATAACAACAACGAACACAGAAACAACGGTGGACACTGTTGTTAATACTGACTCAGGAGATATTCTTGATGGTGATAATGGATTTGTAACTTCTACTAAAGAAGGAGATATGGACAGTGATTGGGGAGGACAAGGCCCTGCTTCGATGTCAACAGGTTCTACTTGTGGGCAACTCGGTGCAGACAAATGCGCTCAGATAACAGGCTCTGGTAATAACACCTCCACGATGGGTGTCAGCGGTATGGGTACTACGTTTATACAAACAATAGATATATCAGACTTAAATGTTAGTAACGGTGGTAAGACAACGTACACTATTAAGGTAGATAAGCAGGATGCGGCTGACAGCATATATTTACATATCACAGGCAAGGACGGATCTTCAGTTAAGTTTGCAGGTACGGATGTTTTATCTGCGGCAGGCGTAGATACAGGATATGCGTCATACTCTGGGGAGTTTAATTTTGGTGGTAGCCTGACATCACTTATCGTGGAAATTGGTGGCCGAGATATCAACCTTAGTATAGGCCCAGTATTTGATGATGTTAGTATCAATGTGATTTATAATGTCATTGCACAAGTTATTGCAAACAGCATAACGACTGTCGAGCAGTGGGTCAGTCTTAATATTGGTGGAGATACCGAGTTAGAATTAGTAGAGGATTTAATAGGTAATAATGATTTTGAAGAGACAGATGGTGGCTTTATTGAGATAACGCCAATCAATGAAGATACAGAAGACTACTCTGACATGGATAGCGTTGAGGCTGAGATCGATGATATTGTGGCTGGCTTTGATGAAATACCTACATTTGAGGTAGAGATCCCCACATTTGAGATGCCAGATATAAATACAAATATAGATGTAGATACAATCGAAACAAATATAGAGGCTGAGATAGAGTCACAGATAGATATAGATACTACACCTCCCGAACCAATAGCAGAGCCAGAGCCAGAGGTAACTCCTGTAATTGAAAAAGCTGAAGAGGGCGAGATGGTAGAAGTTGAGCCAGAAAAAGAAGAAGTTGTTGTCGCGGAAAAAGAAGTCGAGCCTGAGCCAGAGAAAGAAGAAGTAGTTGTCGCGGAAAAAGAAGTTGAACCTGAGATAAAAAAAGAAGTTGAGCCAGAGCCAGAGAAAGAAGAAATAGTCGTGGCGAAGAAAGAGCCTGAGAAGAAAGTAAAGACTAAAGAGCAGAAGAAGGCTGATAAGCAGAAAGCCGCAAGTAAGATTGTTAAGAAGATGAAGTCTAGGGCAAGTTATTACGATGATACTTCGCAACAGAAGACACTTATTATTATGCAAGTTGTGAGCGGCAACGCTAAGGATTTCTTTTTAAATCAAAACCAGTTACAAGATATACAAGGTTTCTTTTCTAATTTGCCGTCAATCCCTGACGGTAACTTGGGGGCTAGTCCAAATGCGTTTGCATTTTTTGGCTCTGGAAGTCAGACTATGAATGAAATGATAGAGCTACAATATAAGTAGGAGTTCGATATGAGCGGTGAAATAGAATACGGTGGCGTGAAGGTGTCGTCAAAAGGAATGCTTGGTAAGATGTTCTGGATCTTACCTTTGTTGGGTACACTGGGAGGAGGCTCTTGGGCGGTTTTTGAGTTTTACAAAGATTACGAAGACATGAAGGAAGCCGTACAGGAATATGTCAGCCCTGATATAAGTTGGATTGAAAAGCACATCAGCGAGACAAATGCCGAGCTTAAAATGGTTGAGCAAGACTTCTCAATTGTAGAGAAAGAGTTCAAGGTTTTGAAGGAAGTTGACGAGGCGACTTCGGCAGTTATTCGAGAACGGATCAACAGTGTAAAGGAAATATCTGCAAATCTCCAAACTGACCTCCACGACCTACGCATGGATTTGAACCAAGATGTTGCTGAATTAAACAATCATATTGAGGTGACCTCAGATAAGCTGAACGCCAATCTAAGTAAGCAAGAGGCTCGACTTGAAAAGCAAGACGCTAGGAATAGGCAGTCAGTCGAGGATGTAAATAAAGCCAGTTCAGATAATGTGACAATTATTCGAGGGCTGATATCAAGCTCAGAGGAGCGCAGAGATCGGATTGTAGATCGCCTTGATACTAAACTAGCCGAGACACAGTCGTTAATAGATGATCTTGTTAAGGCGAACAGGAAGTTAAAGGATGAGATTACTGAGGCTCAAGACCAATTAAGGAAAGACCTTATGGCTGAGATGGAAGATCAAATCAAGAAAGCACTAGGTGGCTTTAAATAGGAAAGAAAGCAAATG